GAAGAAATAAACGAAGGTGCTTTAAAAGGCTTAAGTAAAGCTGTAAAAAAAGAACCTAAAGAATCTGTTTTACCTGGTTTAAAAGCTAAAGGAGCTAAAAAAACTGAAGCTAAAGAATCTGCATTACCTGGCTTGAAAGCTAAAAAAGCAGAAGCTAAAGAAGAAGCTCTTCCTGGTTTAAAAGCTAAGGGAAGTAAAAAAGCAGAAGCAAAAGAGGAAGCTCTTGCTGGTCTAAAATCACCTAAGAAGGTTGAACCTAAAGAGGAAGATGAAACCAAAAAAGAAGAAGCAACTGAAGCTGCTCGTACAAAATGGAATCCACATGGTGGTGAAAAAGCTGGTATTAAGAGTAAGAAATTGTTCAAAGCCGGTTCTAATCATGGCGGTGCATTAAACGAAGAAGTTGAAAATTTGAAAAAACAAAACGAAGAATATAAAAAGGCTTTAGTATTGTTTAAAGACAAATTAAATGAAGTTGCGGTATTCAATGCAAATCTTGCATATGCTACTCGTTTATTTACTGAACATTCAACAACTAAACAAGAGAAATTGAATATTTTGAAGAGATTTGATTCAATTTCAAATTTGAGCGAATCAAAGAATTTATATAATGCAATTAAATCAGAATTGGAAACTAAGACACCAGTTACTGAATCAGTTGTAGAAAAAATCACTTCTGCACCATCAACATCAACATCCCAAGAAGTATTGGCGGAATCAAAAGCATATGAAAATCCACAATTCAGAAGAATGAAAGATTTGATGAGCAAAATAAAATAATAAAAAATTAAAAAATAAAAATTAATTAAAATGGGAGCATTATTAGAAAGCGGTATGGTTGGTAACATCGGTCTTAAGCACCTTCGTGTTATCAAAGAAGATACCATCAAAAAATGGGACGATTTAGGATTCTTAGAGGGTCTTGACGGTCACCAAAAAGATAACATCGCACAATTGTACGAAAACCAAGCTTCTTACTTGATCAATGAAGCAGCTGTTGCTGACTCTTCAGGATCATTCGAGACAGTGGTTTTCCCAATCATTCGTCGTGTTTTCTCTAAATTATTAGCTAACGATATCGTATCTGTACAAGCTATGAACTTACCAATTGGTAAATTATTCTATTTCTTACCTAAAATTCAGGAAAGAGACGGAAGCACTAAGAAGCACTACCATCCTTATGGATACCCAAGTACTTCTACAGATCCAGAAGAAGGTTACACAGATGCAAGAAGCCTTTACGATCGTTTCTATGAGAACGATGGTGGAATGGGTAACGATCCAGATACTGGATTATTTGATTACTCTAAAGGTCAATATTCAGCAAAAACATTAGCTGCTGTATCAGCTGTAACATTCAGCAATGGTTCAGTATCAGGTATTGCTGATGGCGATTTAACTAGTACAAGCACTAATTCATCATTAGTATTCAAATTCACTGGTTTCACTAAAGACGGTGAAGGTAAATTAATCGGACCTAACGGTAACGCTATGGATACAGAAGAATTCTTAGCATCAGCTAAAGTTGTATTCGATGGTGTTGCAAGAAACTTCAATATCGTAACTCAAAAATACGGTAAAGGTATTGTAGAATACGGAACTAAAGCAACTACAACAAACTTCCCTTCAGGTAAGTATGTTAAAGATACAGTAGACCAAGAAGGTTCTATGTATATCCAAGTTGATTTACAAGAATATGATGCAACAGCTGGTTTCTCAAACATTACATTACCAGGTAGTAACGTTGCAGGTGCATGTTCTTTAACATATCGTGTTTATGACACTTTGGAATTTGAAGATGAGATCGGTGAAGTATCTTTTGATTTACAATCAGTAACAGTTTCTGTAACTGAAAGAAAATTAAGAGCAACTTGGTCTCCAGAATTAGCACAAGACGTTAGTGCTTTCCATAACATTGATGCTGAAGCTGAATTAACAGCTTTATTATCTGAGCAAATCGCTGCTGAGGTGGATCGTGAAATTTTACGTGACTTACGTAAAGGTGCTGCTTGGTCTGCTAAGTGGGACTACAATGAGTGGAAATACGGTAACGGAGGTTCTGCTTATGTTGGTTACACTCAAAAAGACTGGAACCAAACGTTAATCACTAAGATTAACCAATTATCTGCTCAAATCCATAAGACTACATTAAGAGGTGGTGCTAACTGGATCGTTGTATCTTCAGAAGTTTCTGCAGTATTCGATGATTTAGAATATTTCCACGTTTCTAATGCTAATCCTGAGCAAGACCAATACAACATGGGTATTGAGAAAATCGGTACATTAGCTGGTCGTTACCAAGTGTATCGTGATCCTTACTTCCCACCAAACAAAATCTTAATTGGTCACAAAGGTAAATCATTATTGGACGCTGGTTACATCTATGCTCCATATGTGCCTTTACAATTAACTCCAACTATGTATAACCCATTCAACT